TAGCTGAAAGAAATAGTGCAAAAATGGGCAAATTACAAGTCCAAGAGAAAACCTTAAAAGATAAAGACTCCAAAAAAACAGCACTAAAAGAAGCCAAGAAGGAAATGCACTCTAAGATTAATAAGATGAACGAAACACAAAAGACGAGATATATTGATAATGGATAGATTTGATTCTATTATATTTATAGCTCCAAATATAGGAGAGCAATTTCAAGCTAATATTTTTGCTAGGAATTTAAATCAAGATGAATTAAAATTTCTAGATGATGATTTGATTATAGAATACAGAAAGAAACATAGCTCTTATACTGAATGTCTTATGGACATCAAAGAAAAAATGAAAAAAATAAAACAAATACTGGAGGAATAGCATGGCTAAAAGAAAAATAAACCAAAGAGAACTTTCAAAAGCAGAAAAATTTTACATAGAAAACAATTGTAAAAAACTCAGCCTTGAAGAAGTGTGCCGAGACTTAGAATGCGAAGAAGGTCTTGTATCCACATTCTACAATGAATGCCTTGACAGTCTAAAAAACAAGGATACAATAGATAAGCTCATGATTGTTAATAGCAAGGCCGGTTACGCCGTAATGAGTAAGGAGGCATCGTCCAAAGGTGAATCAACAAGAAGAAAAAATATCAGCAGTCCCGTGTCAGAACACATCCACAAAATCCGATAAAGCTAGAAAGCCTCGTAAAGCTAATGAATGCAGCGAGAAAACCCCTTTTAAATCTAAATATAAAGAAGGCTATATAACTCCATCAAACTATATAGCGGAGCTTATATTTGAAAAAAGAAATGAAGCTTTCAATACTGGTAAATGCCCCGAAAGATTTTGGATTAAAGGCAATAAACTTCACGGGGCTTATACTGGACAAGTAGTTGCAGCGGCAAGACTGCTAAAAAACTACAATGCTGATTCAATAATCAAAGCAATTAACAGTCCAGAAGCTAAATACATCCTAAAAATACAGGATAAAAAGCTCATCCCCATTATTGAGAAATTTGAAAAAAATAGAGTTGACAAAGCACTAGACCACAGCTATAATACAGCCGAAGAGTTGTCGAAACCGTTTCGGTCTAAGAAAAAGAACGTATTGAAGGATCTTTGATATATGGCAAAAGAAAAAAAGAAAGTTGATTTAAGTACAGACAAAGCAATACAAAAGGCTTTTGGCAAAGTGGTTTCTAAAGGGTCTGAGCTATTAGAAGCAAAAAAGGATCTAAAGCCAATCAGCGTAAGTCCAGCAATTGACCTAGCTTTGAATGGGGGGCTTCTAGAGGGTACATGGACTATTATTTCTGGAGATCCAAAAACGGGTAAAAGCACAACCTGTCTTCAAGTCTGCAAAAATGCACAAGATGAAGGAAGGCCAGTTATCTACATAGACGGAGAAAGTAGACTGAAGGCTTATAATCTCGTTGGAATAGAAGGACTAGATCTGGATAAAATCCAAATCATTCATAGTCCAGACGATGGTGAATCATTGGCGGCAGAAGACTTTCTCGATATTGCTGAAAGCCTAATGAAGCGTCCAGAAAATATGGGTGCTGTATGTGTTGTAGATTCATGTTCATCTCTTATTCCAAGAGCGGAGCTAGAAGAAAGTGCCTCGGCATCTCTGCGTGCCAGCCTCCCTAAATTGCTATCGCATTGGATCAAAAAGAATACACAAACCGTTGTCAAAAATAAGATAGCACTGCTGATTATTACTCATTATATTACCAATACTTCAGGTTACGGTAAAGTTAAAATACCAGACTGCGGTGTTATGATACAATATCAAGCAGACACAAGACTTGATATTGCTAAGATTGAACCGTGGGAAGAAAATAATAAGAAGATAGGACAGCTAGTTCATTGGAAAGTATCTTGCTCCTCTCTTGGATCATCTGGTGCCGAATGTATTAGTTATATCAAATACAATAAAGGTATAGACAAAGAAAAAGAAGTAATTGAACTTGCAGAGTCTTTTGGCATTATTGAAAAAGCAGGAGCGTGGTATTCCATTCCGTTCTTAGATGGTGCCGAAGGATTTGATGAGCCTCCTAAATTTCAAGGCCAATCCAAAATATATGAATTCTTAGTTGAGCGAAAAGATATTTTTGGATCTATTAAAAATAAAGTAAAGGAAATGCTAGCCGATGTTTAGAGTAATTGGATTTGATAAAAAGGAACATTTATTCAATTATGCTAAAAACAGGGTCAGGAAATTCCTTAACAATAAATCATCTTTACATGAACTTGCTAGAGACATTATAAAAGAAATGTTTCCTGGCCTGACAGTATACGAAGAAGTCACTCTTCCAGGTTCTAAAAAACTTGGAAGATCTTCGTTGCTATATGCTGATTTTTTTATTCCAGATGCAATGCTCGTTATTGAAGTGCATGGTAGACAGCATTATCAATATTGTTCTTTTTTCCATAACGAAAAAACAGATTTTCTAAATGCAAAAAAAAGAGATGCTGATAAAATTGAGTGGTGCAAGATGAACGACATAAAGATTGCAATACTTCCCTTTAATGAGAAAAACCAATGGAAGAATTTGATACAACAAGTAGTGAATCAATAGAAGTATTAAATAAGTTTACTGAGTGGGTTGAATCATTCTGTAAAGAAAATAATATTGTAGAATATAAAGACAGTAATGAATACGCTACTATATTGCACATGTCTTATGAAGATATACTAAGTTTATCTAGTGACGAGTGTTTTTCGTATGCTATCACTCTAATGAATTATGCTGGCCTTCTACAAAAGAAACATGATTTAATCAATGCTCAGTATAACTGGTGCATGGAAGCTCTAAATTATTTATATGCTAAATACTGGGAGCGATATGATAAATTTCTACCGGCAGAGGTAAGAAAGAAAACTATCATTATTGAAAATTCTTTTGCACAAAATATTGAAAAGTGCCGACTGAGATTGTATGCAAGTATGCAGATCCTACTAGAGACAAGCAAAGACATAAAGAAAAGGGTATCACTACTACAAGACTTAGGAAAGACTAGGAGTTTTAGATGAATATAGCAGAGCTTTTACAGAAGGCACTAGAAGAGTGCAATTGGGAGTTTGTTGCAGATGTTTATGAAATGATGACTGGCAAAAGAGTTGAACCTCCAGAGCCGGATGATGTATTAGATATACTTGATGGCATAAGCAAAAGAATATCTAATCTTGAATACAATTTTCTATCGGATAAAAAAGAACCGGAAAAAAAGGAAACAACCAAAAAGAAAAAGGAAGTCACAAAAACTGAATCTCCAAAAAAAATAGAAGAAAAAACAGATTTTTCAGTTGCATCCAACAAGCCTTCGCGTAAAATATCTGGAGAGAATAGGGAAAATAAATTTGAAAAAATGTTTGATGTCATGAACGAAGCCGAAAGGGAAAGTGGCTACGAAAAAATCAATGATAAGATTGAGCCAACAGCCAGGGCAAGAAAAGCATATTCCGACAAAAGCGTAACATGCGGCGAGTGCAATAAAACGTTTAAAGTCAATCCAATATTTGTTCGCGATAATTATGTTTGTGATAAATGTCTAGGTAAAAGAGGTTAGAATGTCCAAAATTGAAAGCAATCTGAGCAATGTCGCTTCAGAACGTGCTGTGCTTGCTGGCCTGTTTCAGTATGGTAAGGAAAGTCTAATTGAGGTAGAGCTACTTGTTAATGAGGATAGCTTCACGCTAGATACAAACAAGGTTGTGTACAAGTGCATTCTACATGCGTTGAAAGATAAAGAATCAATTGATTACACTGATATTCTGTCTTCAGCAAAAAGTTTACAGCTAGAAGAATATGTCGCAAAAAACGAAGTTTTGAAACATATTTCTGGAATACGTAACACTCCGATACATATTGATAATATTGCTGAACACGCCAAGAAACTTAAAAGGCTTGAATTCGCCAGAAAAGTACAAAGCGAACTCAGGCCAATATACGCCAACTTAAATAAGATTACAGGCGATGAGTCTATTAATGAGATCCTGTCAATAGCAGAATCTCCAATACAAAATATATGCCTTTCCTATGTCAAAGAGGATGAACTGTCTCCACAGTCCATTGGTGATGATATAGACGAATATATTTTACATCTTGAAGAAAATCAAAATAAGTCCATAGGCATTACTACTGGATTTACGGCATTTGATGCTGCTATTGGTGGTGGTCTTAGAAGAAAGTGCGTGGATCTAATTGCCGCAAGGCCGAAAACAGGAAAAAGCTGCCTAGCAGACAATATTGCACTCAATGTAGCTAGAACTCATAATATACCAGTTCTAATGCTTGATACAGAAATGAGCAAGCAAGATCATGTAAACAGACTTCTTGCCAATCTAAGTGAAACAGAAATCAATGATATTGCTGCTGGTAAGTTTTTCAATGATGATCAAAAGAAGGACAAGATTATACAAGGATCTAAACTGCTAAAAGATCTTCCATATGACTATATAAGCATAGCCGGTAGACCTTTCGAAGAGACACTATCTATAGCTAAAAGATGGCTGATTAAAAGAGTCGGCTTTGATGAAAACGGCAACTTAAACGATTGTCTTATTATCTATGACTACCTAAAGCTTATGACTTCAGATAGCATCAATAACAATCTAGCAGAATTCCAAGTACTTGGATTTCAGATTACTGCACTTCATAATTTTTGCGTAGAAAATGACTGCCCGTGCCTGTCGTTTGTGCAGTTGAATAGAGACGGTATCACCAAAGAGACAACAGATGTTGTTAGCGGATCTGATCGTCTTGTTTGGCTATGTACCAGTTTTTCTATCTTTAAAGATAAAACAGAAGAAGAAAGAATGACTGATGGAATTAGATCTGGAAATAAAAAACTTATACCTGTTGTTTCTAGACATGGACCAGGAATTGATGACGAGGGCTATATATGCTTGCAAATGGATGGTCAATATGCTAGAGTGAAAGAACTTGGAACAATCAGGAGCATGAAAAAAAATGAACACGGTAATAAGCAGGGATTCTCAGATCAAACAGACGTTGATGCTGAAACTGAAATTGATGAAGAAGATTTTTGATATTCTAGAGTTCTTTGAAATTAATGATTATTACGAATCCAACAATCTATTGATTAGTAGTTGCCCCATTCATGAGGGCGATAATCTAACAGCATTCAATATCAATGTTGATCAAGACAATGAGGAGCATTATGGAAAATGGTTTTGCAATACCAAGGGATGTCATAACGATAAGCCAGGAAAAGACATTATATCACTAATATGGATGCTGCTAGAAAAAAAATATGATAAAGATGTGACATTTCCAGAAGTGATAAAATTTTGCAATACATTGTGCTCCGATGTTCATATTCATGATATTGCTTACAGTTCCTATCAGCAAGATGCTATAGACAAATTACTGAAAATTGATTCTAAAAAAGATAAGCAAAAGAATGAATCAAAAATTACCAGAGATATGGTAAGAAGTAGATTGTCATTTCCAGCACAATTCTATATCGACAGGGGTTTTTCGTCAGATGTTTTGGATGCATTTGACATTGGATTATGCATGAATCCAAAAAGTCAAATGTATAAACGCATCGTGTTTCCAGTATATGATGAAAATAATAAGTTTATGATAGGGTGTACTGGCAGGACGATATGCGGTGATCCAAGAAAGTGGATCAACCAGAAAGGATTTAATAAGTCTAATTTTCTGTATAATTATGGAAAAGCAATGGAGCATATTCAGCGAACTGAAACTATAATACTAGTTGAAGGACAGGGAGATGTGATACGACTATGGGAATCTGGTATCTATAACGCAGTAGGAATGTTTGGTTCAAAGATTAGTGATTCTCAGGAATTTTTAATACAAAAAACTGGCGTTTCAAATATAGTCATTGCTACCGATAATGACGATGCTGGAAAATCGTGTGCTAAAGACATTGTTGATAGATTAAAATATCTATTCAATATCTATACTCTAAAAGTAACAAAACATGATATAGGCGATATGTCCACGGAAGAAATTAACAACATTATTAAACCTCAGATTCAAGGAAAATTTTAATGACAAAAATCATAGCACTTTGCGGTAAAAAGCAATCTGGCAAAAGCACATTATCTAATTATTTGCATGGTCATGAACTAAAAAGACATGATATTATTGAAAAGTTTTTTATTTCACCAGACGGTCAGCTTGTGGTGAATTGTACGTTCCATGATGATGCCGGGAAAGAATTTGAGGAAATGGGCATTTTAGATCTAAATCAGAAAACAAATGAATTCTACCAATACGCCGCGAAAAGAGTGTGGCCTTTGATTCGTGGATATAATTTTGCAGATTCATTAAAAGAAATATGCGTTATGCTATTCAATATTCCTCCAGAATGCGTTTATGGAACTGATGAGCAAAAAAATCAGATACAAGAGCATCTGAGATGGGAAAATATGCCAGGAATTGATACAACTAATAGTTACATGTTGAATACAAATGGACCTATGACTTCCCGTGAGTTCATGCAGTTCTTTGGTACAGATATCATGCGTAAAATGTACGAGCCAATATGGCTAGAAAACTGTTTTAAGAGAATAGAAGAAGATAAACCAGAAATTGCAGTTATTGGAGATTGTAGGTTTTTGAATGAAATTAAAGCAGTTCAACGACATGGCGGCAAGGTCATCAGACTTACTAGGTCTTTATATGAAAGCACACATGTCAGTGAAATAGAAGCAGATTCATACGAATACTTTGATGGAATTGTTGATAATAAGGATATGAATATCAATGAATCCTGCGATAAATTTCTTGACATATTGGTGTCATCTGGAACAACTCAAAAAATAAGGGAAGTCGGTAAATTCACCGCATCAATAAAATGATTATATGCTATCACCGAAGCTCGTCTCTTGGTACATTTGAGATGTGCGAAATGAA